GTTTATTTGCTTTTACAAAAGCATCAATACGATTTCTAACATTGCCAACTGAAGCAAGTTCATCACCTTTGAATGCACCTCTTTGTGAACATGCATCAATGATTTGAACTACTGCTTCAAGATCGGCAACACCAATTTGTGGATTTTCTTCTGCCATATTATTCTCCATAAGTAGAATTCTTTTCAACCGCAATCCAATATTCAATTGGACGTGTTGTATGTTTGAAATGAGATATAAGTTTTGAAGACAGCGTGATCGCATAATCACCAGGAATGATCTTAAGATTTGGAATTGATACAATCAATTTAAAATTTTCAGAAGGAACCTGGGAGGCCTCGACTTCAACATTATATTGGTTTGAGGTATTATCATTTGAATTGGTAACTGTAATTTTTACACCATTAGCACCATTACTGATAATCATATCAGAAGCACCAAGAGCACTTGATGCTTTCCTAATAGACGCTATTTCATCAGCGCTTAATGTGAACTGAACCTCAGTGCTAGGCATTACTACGGGTTTTGATGGAGAAGTTAATGTAGTAGTGTCTGACAGAAAGTACTTAACAGATCGACTTCCTTGTTTGATGGAGACGGACAAGTTGTCGTCTGCAAAGTCAAGTTCAGGATCGTCAAACATGCTCATAGCACTGAGGAACTCGTTAAGGTCATATAGACCAAATTCGTTATTGAAAGATTCGTTTACTGTGGCGGTGGCTAAACAAGTTTTTGTTTCTGCCATCGTTGAGATTGTTGAACCGGGTCTTACTACCAAGTTCGCATTTATTGTTGAGAAATTCTTTAAGATTTCACGTGTTTCATCATTTAGTTTCACTTTTAGCTCCATAATCTGTTATATTGTATTTATACGAGTAATTGGTGGTAAAATCACATTCTGCTCGTTCTTCTTCGACGCTGTTTTCTTGTTGATTTAGATCATGCTGATGCATTGCAATGATTGCATAATGTAATATTTTCATTAGATCTTTTCGATTTGCACCGTCTTTTTTACCGTAACGTTGTGCGTACTTTAAAACGTTACCTAGTGCGAAACCCATGCCGTGGCCACAGTCAATAATAAATTCTGTTGACTGAAATTTGTTTTTTGAATAGTGACCTGCATAGGTGTCATCGACATATTTTTGGAGCTCTTGAATTATAGCTCCTTCATTAAACTTATACATCGGCATTCTCCAATGCTTGATCCAATACATCATCAATAACTGGATCAGGGTTAATATCTTCTTCAGTTGGTGTAACTGAAACATCAACTTTAGAGTAAAGATCAAGGAATGCTTCCTTGGTGTCATTGTCAAATCTGTTTACACAGAGTTGAATTGCTTTCATTCTATCATCAAAGATAGAGAAAGTTTGAACAATGTGGCAAAGCCTACGAGTTGAGATCAACTCATCGATGCCGTCATCTTCAAAAGTTTTTCTGATTGTTTCAGACCACTGTGAAAGAAGTTCAGCAAATTGAAGATCAGATTTACCGAATTTTTCCATGTGCTTGAGCACAATCTTTTTCTCAATTGCAAGAGAAGGATAAGGTTGTTCAACTGTGATAGTGAACCTTTCAAGGAAAGCCTCATCAATGATTGTAGCGGCAATGAATCGACCATCGTCAGATCCTTTACCTTTTGTATTCGCAGTAGCGATTACATTGAAACCAGGTGCTGGTGAAACCACTTCACCGGTTTTTTTGATAAGGATTGGTTTACCTTCAAGTACACCTTGAAGACACATGATTTTGTTTGATCCACGATCAAGCTCATCAATAAGAAGTAAAGCACCGGATTTCATAGCTTTGATAACCGGACCTTCGGCAAAAACTGTTTCGCCATTGACCAATCGGAAACCACCGATAAGATCATCTTCATCAGTTTCAGGTGTGATCTGAACTCTGATGTATGAGGTGTTTGTTCGAGCACATGCTTGCTCAACCATAAGGGTTTTACCATTACCGGAAAGACCAGTAATGTAAACTGGGTAAAACATACTGGAACGTACAATGTTCTCAATATCTTTATAGTTTCCCCAAGGAACATAATATTGATCTTTAGCGGGAACAAAGATCTCGCTGTTTTGAATTGATTGAACAGAAGTTGGCATTGGTTTTTCTGTTGGTGTAGCATCTTTCTGAATGAAAGGTAATACTACGCTTGAAAGGTTATAAACACCACGCCTAACTTTTGGCATGGACTGTACAATGTTATATGCCTCTCTTCGAGGAATATCATTCTCATCGGCTATAGCGACAAGAGTCTTTGGAAAAAATTCAGTTTTTCCAGGGTTAGCTGCTACCAATTTTTCAATGATAGCTTTTTGTGCAAAATTTAAATCCATAATATAGTTCTCCATCAATTTTTACTTTATGTATACATTCTACCATATTTTGAGGGGAATGTAAACCGTTAATCTGCAGTTGGCTGCACTTTTTTGCATTTTTATTGAATACTGTGACATTTTTATCACAATTCATTAGGCTACCGCCTCAGCAAATTTAGTTGCCATGATTCTGTTACCTTTCTTTGATTTTTGGAATTTTTTGAAAGCTCTGGTAATTTCAGCTTTTTTAGCAACTTTACTTACTGCAAAGTCTTCATTATCTGTATTTAAAGAAGCTTTATCTGATCTTAAGATAAAGTAGTCTCCATAACCTTTTGTGTTTTTGTAATGAAGGATTTTGTTCTTTAAGAATTCTTTTCTTAATTCTATAATTTCCATCCAAGGTAGTCTTTGATTGCCTTTTTCTGGAAGAGCATATTGAAAGTTATGTCTGTTACCTCTTGTAAGGAAGTAACCTACAGTGTTTTCACAATACTTCTTGATATTTTCAAGAAGTACTTCAGTTTCTGATTCACCGCTAGTGTCAAGAAGTTTGTTATCTACAATGAATTTTCTTCCACCATATCCACCATAACTTTGAGTTGAATCAGCTGCTTGACTTGCACCGTCTGTAAGACATGTAAAGATAATTTTTTGAGCACCAGTTTCTTGTCTGAATTTTTTAAGAAGAGTTGGAATGTAAGTAAGAACTGCATTCAATGGTGTCATACCTAATTGTTCTAAATTAGTAAGTACTGAACCAGCAGCGTATCCGCCTTTTGCATTAAATATCCAAGACATTTTTGAATAAGCTCTGAATGCATCATTGTATTCTACTTTATTCATTTTGCTGCTTAGCATATGAACTACATGAAGATCATCATGCTTAACATGCTGAATGGAAGGTGTTTTTAATTCTGAATTTTTTGATGTGAAGCTATATACATCAAATGGAATGTTTACTTTTTTACAGAATGCTGTAAGGCTAAGAACTTGCTTGATAACTGAACCAAGATCTTCATGCATTGAGCCTGACCAATCAACTAATAGAAGCATACCATGATTTTTAGCATCAGGCATTGATACAAATCTTTTGAATATATCATCATTGTATTTGTAGCTGTAAAGTTTATTTACGTCTAGAGTTCCAGATCTAGCTGTTTGAGCTCGCTTTGATCTCCATGCTGCTTTCTTCATTTCAAATTCTTTTGCCATAATCTGTACAAATCTTTTGGTTTCACTTTCAAATGCATTGAAATGATTTTCTTCTTCTGTTCTCCAAGAACCAAAAAAACCAGTTAGTTTTGTACGAGCTTCAGCAATTGTTTTATATGAAACTACTGACTCTTTCCATTGTTGATCAGTTAAACCATATACGATATCCATTGGATTATCGTGTCTATCTCTTTCAACTAATTCTTTTTCTGATTGTCTTTGAGCTGTATCAGTAATTGACTTAAGCTTTTCTTCTTCTGTTTCGCTATCGTTTGAACCAGCTACTCCGTCATCCGCATCATCGCTAGATGTTTCTGTTTCTTCTTTTCCAGCATCTCTATTTTCTTCTGAAGTTTGTGTTTTGCTATCAGCCTGTCCGCTCTCCTCAGAATCATTTTTGTCTGAGCTTGACTGACCTTCTTCATTATCAGATCCAGAAGTTTCTTGAGTATTCGAATCATTAGTTTCACCTTCTTCTCCGTTATCATCATTTGATTGTGGTGCTGAGGCAGAGGCCATCATTTTTTGAGCAAAATCTTCAAGTAACTCCTCAGGCTTAGGAGTATCTTTCTTTTCTTCAGTCTTAGCATATTCAACTAGCTTTTTGCAAACTGCCAAAACATCTTCCCATGTTTCAACTGCAAATGCTTCATTAACTAAAACTTTTTCTTCAGCAGAAAATTCTACTTTAACAATGTCTCTTAATTTAGCTTTGATATTTATTCTATCAATAAGTTTGAATTGATTAAACAAAATATCTACAATACCGCCGATCTTGAAAAAATCACGATTATGTAGATTTGTGTAACCTTTTTTAAATGAAAGAACTAAACCTGGGTAGCTACGCTGTACAAGCTTTTCAATTCTGATATCTTCAATAATATTTACAAATTGTCTTGGGCAACCAGGTATTTCCTGAGTTGCTGAATGCCAACCTTCAGGTGGTGTAAATAAAGCATGACCAACTTCATGACCTACAAGTAAATCGTAAAGGTTATCCATATCTTTCCAAACTGGAAGACCAAGTACTCGATTTTCTACATCAAAGTAAGCTGTTTCATAATTACCGTGTTGAACAGTAATACCTTCTTTGGCAAGTAATTTTGCTAAGGTGTTTTTTGCTGCTATATTTACCATATTTTTCTCCATTTAATATATACATTCTACCATGTTTTTCCGCAGATGTACACCATTAATCTGCAGTAAAATGCATTTTTTTCACTTTTTTCATTTAGTGTGACAAAAATGTCACACTTTTGGAGCTCTATATGCCGGTTGGTTATATGGAAATATCTCGCTTATTACATCGCCTATAAGATCTGCCAGTTCCATGTGTTCCTTCTGTGTGCCGTTTGCACGCCTAAGTTCAATATAATGAATCCAGCTTCTTAATGTACCATTAACATATAACCTACTTACGGTCAGACCTTCAGGTAATACTGCTCGAGCCTGCTCTTTGGCAATTCCATTTTCAACCGCCCATTCATAACACTCTTTAGCTCTATTAATAATACCGTGTTGTCTTCGTTGCCATTCAGTTAAAAGTTCAACCTTTTTTAGATCTAATTGAATATTTGGATCACTATCAAATGATATACTATTTTGTCTATTCTTTGGATCCTGCAGTCGGCATTCTCTAAGCACAAAACTTAAATCCTGGGTGGGGTCTGCGTATCTTTGGCT